CTGGTTCGTACGATCCGACCGTGAGGCCGGAAGACGACGAGCATGGGGACAACGCCGCAGGGTTCGCCGCAAAGGCAACCGGGCTGACCCAAAAGATCAGCTATGCACCGACTGGTAAGGGGGACAACAAGCGTTCGCGCAAGTTGTTCCGCTGGGACTTGACCTTGACTCATCCAGTCACAGGTCGGAAGTATCCCGTCGAGTTCTACTCGGTATACGGGCTTCCTGACGTCCCGCTTGACCCAGACATGAGAAACGCTTTGATAGCGTTGCACCACTCGTTCTGCCTCGCCCAATTGAATATGGGCGGGTGTTCCGAGCGGCCGTTCGAACTCATGCTGGACTCCGCGCTGTAATAACGTGGAGGATCGGTCAAACCGCCGATCATGACCTGACCCGGGTCTACAGGGTAACGCCCTGTTAGGGTAGATCACAAGGATTCTTGGATGCAATGTGGCTAAGGAGACCGACCTATGATGGGCAGTCAGAATAGCCTGGTCGAGGCCTTCGGGCTCTCGATCCTCCGAAACATCCTTGATGATCTCGGAGAACAAGACCATCGCACGGCTAGCGACACCGAGCATGATTGGCAAACGATTGCCACTCGAGTAGCTAGCGAAGGTTATCCCTTCATGACGTCAACCATGTCTAGCCTGGCGCGGTCTCTCGACCAAGCCATAGCTACTGACACTCCGCTGGTTACCACCGGATTTCAAACCCGGCAGGGCCTGCCTGTGTTCATGGGCGACTACTGGAGAGCGATCTTCGATGAGGCGGGAATGCTTCGTGAGCATCCGTCACAACCGCAGTTCGCACTTTACGTCAGGTCTTGTATCTGATGTACAAGTTGGAACTCCCCTTTAGTACGGACTTGATAGCGTCGAAACTAGCGGATTTCCGCGAAGTCGATGCATCACTTCCGCATCTGACAAACCTGTCAGAAAACACGATGGCCGTAGTCGATGCGGCACGTGTACTATTGGGACGTCTGTTTGACTCAGGTCCTGAGAGCCCTACCAGGGCCCCTTTTGACCCGACAGACATTGTTCCACGTCACGGACCTGGGTCCGTAGCTACAGGTGAGAAGCCGCATCAGAAGATGCTGTTTAAGCGGTTTTATTCCGCTGTTGATAGGGAGTACTCCTACCCGGATTACTTCTTCTTCAATTACACTCACTTGTGTGAAGAACTTGACTCTCTCGAGGCTCTCGAAGAGCTGGAACATGGAGTAGCATCTATGGTCCTCGTCCCAAAAGACGCTCGGGGCCCCCGCATGATCTCCATGGAACCACTTGAATATCAGTGGTTGCAACAGGGTTTAGGCAGGGCCATGGTACAA